GTTGTATAGCTCGTCCGCCCGTGTAACATCAACTATCCGAGGTGAAAGCCTCAGAAAAGTAAGGATGGTACACCCACGTCATTTTGATCTTACGATCACGATTGACGAATCGTTCAGTAGAATCCGAGGAAAGCCTCGCGAATAAACGCGAGTAACCCTCGGTCATCCAATCCCTTGCAGTCTGAATGATGCAAGGAATTCTAAACTCCAATCGCTGATAATCTCTGTTCCATCGAATAGGGAGGTTCGAGCATCGCTCGGCCGACCACCCGATAGAAACAGGGTAACTATCAGCAGCAAACCGTTGTCGAAAGAAGAACGAATAATCTGATCCGTCCGTAAGGACAAGACCATCAGATCCGTCGAATCTTTCGGCAATAAGTTTGCAGCGTAGGGACCCACGAACGTCACGGAGTAAACGTCTGAACTCCTCTGCAAACGCAGAAGAGCCAAACGGTTCTCCATTAAGTTGTAGTGGGTAGCTAGCAATTGGGACTGTGAGGACTGGGTAAATTTCTTTGGCCCAGAGCTCACATTGTTTAGCCGTACTATATAGTCCTTTGAGGAAAAATTTCCTTTGAAGGGCCAAGAGTACGGGGTAGTTACTGATATTTTTCCGTTCTTCATAATGGTATCTCCTGTTACGAATAATTGTGACATCAGACCCATTAAACCACTCAGTCCCACACGATTCACGGAAGGGAGTCTGAAAACATGTTTTAGACATGTTAGCGGAACAACCAACTATGGAAAATGTGTGAACGAGTGTTGATAAAGCATCTTCGGGTATGATAATATCATCTCCGAAGACAGCAATATCTGAAGACAGACTCTCACGCTCGTCCGGATGACCGGATAGAGAGCGCACGTGTCCCAGGGACGCCATAGAAAGCGCCCAAAAGACAAGTGACTCCACTGGGAAGCACGTGGCTGATCCCATTGGAGCAAATGCGATTAGTCTAATGTCCTGACCGTTAAAAGTCATAACATCAGACCGCGTTGACATCAGTTGTCTCCTGAGTTTTGGTAATCTACCAAGTAGGTACCAAACTAGGGCAACCGAGACGGTATCGCTAGCGTCGGATAAATCCAACGTCACGGTGCCATCTGCATACGACGACTGAGCCTTCATCTGATTATAGGTTTGATCCCGTAATCGAATAGAACGCTTCAGTAACGGATGCGATTCAACAAAGCGCATTATCGCTTTCATCTGACCCTGTTGAAGATACTGATTAACAGTAGGTTCAGCAGAAATCAGCCGAGGTCCACGAAAGTCTTTTGGCACAAGGCAACAACGTGTTTTCATTATTTTTAATAATGGAACACCGACGCCTCGTGTCAAAGCGGCTCTAATGGACGGAGTCCCATAAGTTACATAAGGATAAACGCGTTCGGCTTTTAACGGCCATTCACGGAAATCCCACCTTCTCTCATGATCGAACTTCTCTGCGACAGACCCAGGGCCATGCCCTGGATCGATAACAGTAAGATCTAGTCCTGAGAGTACTTCGCCTAAGAGCCAACGGGCTCTACGGAGAACTGGGTTATCTATAGGTAGACGAACTTTAGATAGTTCGGCTTGCCTACGGATAAAACCCTGAACTGCAGTTTCCTTCTGTTTGGCGTTTGGCTCAGAAATGAGCTTAGAGTCAAATAAAAGAAACTGTCGAAGGTAACTTATAGACGGAATAAACGGTTCAACAATCAGATAACCCTCGTCGTCGAAAATCTGTTTAAAAACAGAGTAGCAAAGACGAGGGAGACGTGTGTTCCGTTTCACGGCAAAGTTACTGGGACAAATAAATGTACCAGTTACTAGGCCCTTATCGAGGGCACGACCTAATAAAGGAAGTGTTACCTCATAGAAGCTAGTACCTTCTTTCTCAATTCTTTCAGAGAGAGAGAGAAGATCCTTATCGTGAAACGGTACCTGATTGCGAATCCCGTCAGCAACAATTTGCTGTCGGAGCGCGACGAATCGCATTTGGAACGATTTAAGGTTCCCCAAGTATGGGTTTCCTCCAAATCCTCCGTATGCTATCGACCCTCGACATAGTCTACGACAATGAATTCAACAGCGAATCAACTCCCTATCAAGCGATAGAAGGGTTGAACGGACCAGTAACATTGAAGTCGCCTTCCGGCGTCCCACCTGCTACCAGGCTCGTCAAATTCGCAGTTTTGTTCACATACGAGGTCATCTGAGCGATAATATCTTTTATCATCGTCAGAGTGATCTCGGTACTCCGGGGAACCGAAATCTGAAGAGAGGCGATCAACTGTAAATAGTTGTTCGTCGTGTCTTCGACGATCGCCTTAGTTAGGACGATCTGATGACGGTCAGTCCCCTTCTGACCGAGCGGTCTCAGATAATGCTGTACCCGAAGAGTTTCTGGCTCAGTGAGCCCAGAAGCAACGCAGGAATAGTTCATCTGAGAACCGACGGAAGATTGGAGGTCGTAAACGATGTCAGTAGTCCCATTGGACTTAGTAAGGGTGATAGACATGGAGGACTCCTTAAAACATGTCGCCAAGTTTACTCGTCAAACCCGAAAGGGTGACGATTAAGCGACGGTTTATAGACGTAACGTGTATCTTACGAACTTCCTATCAAGTACGCTGGATTATCAATCCGGCGCCAGTGATAGCATGGAAGAGACCGAGTACACTGAAGTCAAGTACACCCGATGTGTCCGGAATTCCGGGATTTCGATCGTAAATCACACTCGTTCTACGAGCGAGTGCGGTCGCCGAGGTAGGAGAAGCACAGTTTCCTCCGAAAGACTGATCACGACCAGGTATATAATAATATACCTCGGAGTGCTCATGTTTAACGGAGTAGCCTATGTTCTTAAACTCGACGAACGGACCACCAGTGTGTGAACGGCTTAATGAATTAAGCCGCTCTTGCGCATTGGTGAACCAATCCAAGACGAATGAAAATGGGATTAATTCCCACGCCAGGCCAACTACTTTGTTAATACCGAAGTATTGTAGGTAAGCGGACCAGTCATTCGAGAAGGATAGGTCATTTCTGACCCTACCCAAACCACTGACGACGCCTCTGGAGAAATGTTTAACAGTTCTCCATTCGCCGTCTTGAATGGTATTGGGGTCGGTATTAACCGTAGGATCAGGATCGAAACTAGAGGATAAATCCTTCTTAGCCCTAATCGGCACGAACAAACCAGCGTTAGTACGAAGGTACTCCATACGACTAGACACCTTTGAATGGGCGTCTAGAGTACGAAGTATGTCGTCTATTGCAGGTTTGATTCCAAATGAGAACGTCAAATGGGCATTCGCGCTTTCTTTCGCCATATGGTGTGCAAAGCTACCTAGCGTATGTTTCCGAGGATTTCCCAATCTTTTCGCGTACTTCAGTAAAAACTGAATCGCACGCGTAGGATTGATAGCGAGGCGTATGGCATCAACGAAAATTTCGTTTTCAGCCATATCCTCGCCAATAAGGAAAGACGACGGAACAAACTGGTCGCATTGCTCATTGAATTTGTCCACAAGGGCAAACCAATCATGACCTGCGTATGAATGAGTCTTCTCAGGTGACCCAGACGACAAAATGTCGGCTATATCACCAGGGAGCCAATTCATCACTTGCAAGCCATCACTAAAGCGAAGAGTACGGGTGTCGGTGCGTTCAAAAAGTAAATTGCCCGGGGAGTTGACACGAAAGTGAGAGATTACGACATCGTTACAAAACGACGTCTTCTCCGACACATGGTGACAACGCTTAAAGGCACGATCGAAGGGATTTGTATTCCTGCCACCTTTGGGTCGCTGCGATTTAACTCGCCGCCACTTATGGGTAATAGGGTCTACATACACTTCTATCGATGGATTTACATCATCTGTGATGGACGATACAGAACTAGGAGCTGTCAGCCCCGTAGTACTCTTAACCAGTTCCGAGGTAAAACTCGAAAAACCGGGATAAGTGTATACGAAGGCTGTAGACTCGTCGTAATGATCGGCCGAAACAAATGGAACGCCACGTGATCGCGTACGCATATCAGGCTACCGTTTCCAGATCGTTTTGATTGAGATGGCTACCCAGCTAAGGATAGCAACGGAAAAGGAGAGAACAACGCTCAGCAGCTTCAGCTTTTTACTCCTCATGGGACAAGTGCCTCCGCATTCAAAGAATGCTTAAACATCTTGTCAACATTAGGAACATTGAAAGCAGAAGATGCCGTACCTCTCAGATTCTGCGCCGTACCGTCACGGTCCGGAGCAGTAAGAAGAGGGGTAAATGCGAAACCAAACGAATTTTGCGTGTACATCAGATAAGTTACAATTCGATATAACTTATACTGTGTCGCAACAGTCTTACTGAGATCTCTTTCGAGGGACTCAATACGACGAAGCAACACGCTAGTTCGAATAGATTTTGCCTTTTGCATAGTGCTCTCCTTTTACTCATTCCAATCAAGCAAAGGACGGGGGACCTTGACTAGGGG